CTCTCTACCAACTGCAGTATTATTGTTACCTGTTGTGTTTGAACTTAAAGCTTCTGATCCAATTGCAACAGCAGCAGAACCTGAACTATTCATTTTTAATGCCCCTTGACCAACTGCCACTAAATAAGAACTGTTTGTTGCGGAAAATATCGCTTGATAACCAATAGCAACATTGTTACTACCACCTGTATTACTTTTTAATGCATCATTACCAATAAGTACACTGGTATTACTATTACCTCTACCTATATCAATTCCATTCACTATCAAATCTCTTTGAAAGTTTTTAATACCATCAATATTTTCATTTCCAGTCATATGAACAACATTAGCATCTAAAGCAATAGATCCTGCTTGATTTGGTAAAGTATAAGTTCTTGAAGCAGTTAATGAAGTTGCTGATATAGTTGCATTTCCAAATTTAAAAGTATTATTAGTAAAAGTTTTATTTCCTTCAATAACTTCATCACCAGTTTTATGAACTAAATTTGAATCGATTCCATAAATTGTACTATCAGTACTACCATCTGCTTTTAAAAACTGAGAAGATGTACCTCCAGATTTAACGAATGAATTAGCAGTAATTGTTGCTGTAACGGTCATATTATTTGAAGTAGTAGAACCTAAATTAGTAACTTGTTGTAATGTTTGAGGTGTACCACTTGTACCTGATGAACCACTTGTACCTGATGTACCAAATCCACTTGTACCTGATGCCCTATTGCTTTCACCTACTGCCATAGTTACTAAATAACCTTCAAAGTTAGGAAGGTCTGAAATTAAACCATTAAATGTAATCCATACTTCAACAGAATTTATTGTCTTATTAACAAAAGTTACAATAAAATCATCACTATTAGAATATTCGGCTTGATTCTCATCTGTAGTATCAAAAGTATATAAAAAGTCAGTAGTATATTTAGTATCATTATATGGTGTAGTAAAATAAAAAGTCTTTTTATTAAAAGTACCACTAAAAATCCATCCTGTTTCATCAGTAAAAATTGTTTTAGAAGGAAATACTGTAGCACCATTTACTTGGTCTTGTAGATTAATAATCGCCCTATTCATCTCACTTATAGCACTATTTAACTGTGTCATATTAGCTTTACCACCTAATGATAGATTAATATTATCTATATCATTATTAATAACATCTATATCATTTTCAACAATTGATACAGTAGCACCTAAACTACCTACTTCAACTTCTAAGGCAATAAGGTCATCTATCTGACCTTGTACCTCATCAAAGTTATCATTAACAATACTAAATGCTGTTCTTAACTTATCACCTAATCCATCATTAGGATTACTTATATTTATATTACTAAATGTCATTATTTATATTTATTTTTTATTTTTTATTAAGATACTGTAACTGAATCAATCCAAATATATTTAGAAGTACCCCATGCAGATGGTAAGTTGGATACACCAAATATAACATTAGTTCCAGAGAATAAATTATATACATTAGCAACTTGTAACCCAGTATATGTAAATGTCTCCCATGATGTGGTTAAATTGAATGATTGTGTTGATGAAAATCCACTTGTTGAAGTAACATTAGCATATGCGGCGTTTCCAATTAATCCAAAAGTTATTGTCGCATTTACCTGTGATTTCGCCCTAAATGTTATAGTTTGTGATATACCAGTTGAATAGAAATTACTTATAGGAACTTGACTTGCAGGTGTTGTATTAACTGGTTGCCTTGTTATCCTAAGAGAATTGGTTCCAGTATCAAATACCGTCGGGTCCGAAAATATGATTTGACCACTACCAAGTAATAACTTAGTACCTTCCGTATCCTTAACATGTATATTTGGACCACAAAAATTAAAGTATCCATTATCATTACCAAGTCCAATAAGGTTAAAATCATCTATAATTTTTGGCGATGGTAGTAAGATTTGTAAATTAGAAAATGAATAGTTACCGAACCTTCCTCTAATAAACATCTTACCACTTGTGGCATTAGTTCCAACATATTCCATATCTCTAATTAATAAACTTGATACATTATTATTAACAATTAAAACAACACATTCATCAGCCCCGCTTGTTAAACAAAAATCTACTACTAATTTACCAATTATCATATTTAATGATGGTATTATATGTCCTGCTGCCTGTCCAAGTGTAACACCATTCGATTTTACATATAATATATTACACTCTATACAACCTTGTGTGATTGTGGCATTACCAATTATTGTATAATATACACTATTGACCTGATAAGCTGGTTTATTGTTACTTTGTAATGAAGTCTGTTGATTTGATACAAATGAATGTGTTAAATATAAATTTGGTTTTGTATATGTAGGGTGTGGTAAAGGCGATGCACCAGATGGACTTGATACAAACGAATTCCATAAATTACCTGGGTACCAGTTATTGACAGAACCACCAACCCCATTACTAAGATTTACGAATAAAAACCTATTAATATAAGTATTCAACGGAACACTGGCAATTCCTGTACCAGATACTGCGGCTGCTGTTGTTCCATGATATACCATGGCAGTAAGTCCAGTTTGTTCTGTAAATCCATTTATCCAACCACCCTGTACTTCAATCCCATTTTTTGCTATACTATCATGTGTAACCGATGCGGTAGTTGTGTAATAATTTATATTTGTCATCTTTTTAGCATTCACCGTAATGTTACCAACTTGTGTTACTGCGGATACGACTATAGTAGTCGCTGTTATAGAAAATACTTTCCATACCCATATCTCAGTTCCCCAAGTAGGGTCTGTTATAGTAAATATACTACCTGGTGATAATTCACCAGTTAAATTAACTGATGTTGTTATACTCGCAGAACCTTTTGTAAATGTTAGTGTTCCAGATAAATTAGTCCATCCAGAACCAGCAACCCTTACTACATCATTATCAACCCCAATCTGTGTTGCTTTAAGTATAGTCTTATATGGTGTTACAATTGTACCATTACCAGTAGTATCACTACCATTCAAATTATCTACATACCAAATAGCCATATTATTTATTGTTTTTTATTATATAATCAATACATTCATCTAATAAAGTTGAACTAAATATATTATCTACCTCAATAGTAGTAATCTCATCCTTTTTATTTACAACATATAGTAGGTCTATCTTATATATATACCATCCTATACTCCAATCACTATTATGGTCACCATATATTAACTCCATTATCTTATTTTAATTTTATATTTAATCCATTTGTAATCCAACCAGTCTCCGAACTATTAAGAACTATATTTAATCCTGATGTAATCCAACCGCCACTTATAATAGGGGTGCTTCTTTGCCATACTAAAGTTGTTTCTCTATATATATAATTTATATTCACCCCACCCCTTTTAACATCTATTACACTTGTTATGTTTCTTTTCAAATCCATTATTCAATAAAGTATATTGTATTCGCGTCATATGTTCCCAATGCCGTATATTGTGCTTGTGTTCCTGACCATATATTATTTATTGTAGTAGGACCAGATGATGTAATTCCACCAGATGGTGTAATACCTGATGTTCCAGATGTTCCACTTAAACCAATACCACTTGTTCCACTTGTTCCTGCCGAACCTTCTATTCCAATTCCTGATGTTCCTGCCGAACCGGACGTCCCACTTGTTCCAGATGTTCCTGAACTACCACTTGTTCCTGAACTACCACTTGTTCCAGATGTTCCATTTGAACCAGATGTTCCTGAACTACCACTTGTTCCTGAAGTTCCTGAAACAACACCAACTGATGTTGTAACAAATGAATAATATCCATCTTCTGTAAACCATTGAACTGTTCTACTTGTTGAATCTAAATTATCTAAATATAGTTTAACAATCATTCTATCAGTTGAATTTATACTAATTCCAGGTAGTATTATATCCATATCAGTTTTCACTATAAATCCATCTAAATATGAAATCTTAATTTTACCTGATGATATAACTGAACCATAAGAAACACCACTTGAATTGGCAAGTTCAAGTGTAACATAAGCATCTATATCAGCTGCCGCAGGTTCAATCATATAATATAAAGTAAACCTTTGAATACCTGCTGGTATTGTAGTAAATCCTAATTGTGGTGTAATAAATCTTTGTACTAAAACATTTGATTGATTCGAAGTTAAAATTGTTGTTACAGTTTGTTGTGTGATTTGTGTAGGTATATCAGATAACACTTTATATGTAGCAATATCAGAATTCTGTGATTCATTAAAGTAATAATTTCTACCAGAAGATATACCATCAGCACCTTTTTGACCAGAAGTACCAGAAGTACCTGTCGTTCCACTTGTTCCAGATGTTCCTGAACTACCACTTGTACCATTCACACCGGACGTCCCAGATGAACCATTTAATCCGTTTATACCTGATGTACCACTTGTACCATTTAGACCGATTAAACCATCTAAACCATTTATTCCAGATGTTCCACTTGAACCAGAAATCCCAGATGAACCTGATATTCCACTCGTACCACTTATTCCAGAAGTACCAGAAGTACCAGAAATTCCAATTCCTGATGTTCCTGATGACCCATTCATACCTGATGTACCACTTGTACCCATAGATACTAAAGTATATAATTCAGCAATTGATGCACTATGTTCTGCTATTTGAAGATTTACATCAAATAGAATACTATTAATATCATTTATATTACTTTGAATTTCAGGTATATAAACAAGTTGTGCCGATATATTATCTAATGCATCCTGTAATCCAATAACTTGTGAGATAGTTAGAACATCTGTACCATTTAATAAATCATTAATATAATCAAAATTTTCATTTACTATAATAAATGCATTTCTTAATTTGTCACCAGTTCCATCATCAGGAAGAAGTCCAACATTTATATCTGTAATCATTTATCTTTATTTTCTTTTTTATCCTTCTCGGTTTTAACTTCCTCATATAATTTAGAAAGTTTAATCTCTTGACTTTCCTTAATTTTATATTCACCTCTTTTATTATCTTTCATTAACAATTATTACTACCTTTTTTAATAAACCAGCCTCCGTAAGTTTTATATTTAATATCATTATTAATATATTCTGGAACTGGATTATCTTTTATCCAAGTTAAGAATTGTTCTTCATAAAGTCTATAAAGTTTTCTTGAACTTTCAACTAAAAAATCCAATTCTTCTTTTGAAACAGTTTCACTTGAATCAGTTTTAGTTTTTGTAATACCATTATTACTAACCATATATGCTCCTTGTGTTATGTATATTTCTGCCGACCCATGAATAATCATCTCTTTGATATAATCACCAAACATCTCTAAATATAATCCAGATAATGTTTGTTGTTCAAAATCATTAACTATTTTATTATACAAAGTAACACCTAAAACTGGTTTAATAAGAAGATTTTGACACGCCTTTATTGCTTGTAAGTATCTGTCTGTGTCAACATTACCTCCTATAAGAGTGTTTCTCGTAAGTTCTTCCTGTTTTATAAGAATTGTCGTTAATGCCATTGTTTATATTATATTTTTTTCTGTTGCAGGTTGAACTTGTAGTTCTTCATAGTTCTTAAATTCTAACTTAACATTAGGATTATTCTTTTTGAATGCTCTTTCTAAATTAGAAGTAAGTATCTTTCTCATTGGATTGATTTGACTTCTATATAAAATCTTTAATGATTGTACCATTTGTTCTGCTACTGAACTAAATCCTGATGCCATTGGTAGTCCAAATAATGATTTATCATTCACTTTGTGTGATAACATAATCTTTTCTAAACATTCTTGACTTAAAAATTGAAATTGTGAATAAGCATCTGTAATTTCAATACTATCAACTGTTGTTCTATTCTCATAATTATCATTGAATGAAATTACAATATTACCTGCATTATTAGAACCACCTACTTTACTTAAAATTGCTCTTTCAGTTTCTTCCATTGCTTCTTCACTATCAGTAGTTCCTTGATTGATATTAATGATTTTACCAGCACTAAAATTGTTTTTGATATGTTTGTTATAGTAGTTAGATAATTCTTCTTCTGTTTGACAGTATTGAATTCCTGATTGCCAATCTGGTAAAGCATATACTGGCTGTGCTGATTGTCTTTTGATATAAAGTATTTCAGTTTCAAGTCCATTACCACATCCAAGTGCAGGATATTCTACTGGTTTATATTTAGTTTTAAATCTCCAATCAAATGAATACCAATAAGACTTAACATCATCTGTTATATCATCTTCTTTATTTACTGCGATTGATTTGGTTGGTACATAATATAATTTATTAAGTCCACCACCAAAATTATAAATTACTTGAAATACACAAGCTCCTTGCATTTTAAAATCTGTTACTGCATTTCTTAAATCTTCTTCTCCTAATATAGTAGATATATCAATTGAACCTGATACATCTACTAATCCTTCTCCTAATATATAGTTTGTAAAATTATCTATAATAGATTGATTTGTTGGTGAACCTAAATAAGCATCTTCAACAATATAGAAGTAATCATTATTAACTCCATTTGTAATCCATTTGTTACTTGATATAAGTAATGATTGTATATCAACCTTTACGTACTTATTCATTTCCAATAAATGTATTCTTTTCATATTTATATTTATATTTTAATTATATTATTATCTGCAATTTTATGTAAGATATAATTTTCTAAATCTGTTTGTACTGTTGATAGTATTTTACCTCTCCATATCAATTTATCATTCATATCAGTTACTAAAACTTCATAAGTCTCACCATCTTTAAAATTATGTGTAAATGTTAAAACCATTTGTCCATTATCTTCGATAGCAATTAAAGATAAAATAGATTTAGTTTCTTTTATCTCATTCCATAATATTAACTTAACCTCACTAATAAAAAATCTATATGGAATTTTCAATATACTATCTGCAGGTGTCATTTCTAACTGGTCTGCTGTTATATTTGTTTGGTCTACTGATACAATTGTGTTATCAACAGTTAAATTCTCGTCTATACTTAATATGTTAATTACTTTAAGGCTCATTATACTTATTATTTATAATAAAGACACTAAACTATAATTTTGTTTTTATTTAATAAAAAAAGGAGAAGTCAATTACGACTTCTCCTTTTTTATTTTATTAACTAATAGGTTTTCACACATTAGAAGAATAATTAAACCGCTACAGATGCAGTAGATGCAATTGATTTTAAATAATCTACATCACTACTACTACCTAAATACCAAAGCGAATCTCTTTCAGTTCCTACAATAGTTAATGTATATCCTGTTTTACTATCTAAAGTTCCACCAACTTCTGATTTTGCTGTTACTTCACAACCATATTCAAAGCCCATTAAAAACATAATACCATTATTCAATTCAACAAAAACTCTTGGATTTGCATAACATAATACCTTTAATTGATATTCTAAATCTGCTGCCATTTTTGGTAATACTACATTCAATGTTTGTGTAAATATAGTTGTACTATTATCTCTCGAACTTGTCATATCCTGTGTAAATGTATTACCAGAATTTTTCAATTCAAATTTGTATATAGTAAAAGAAGTAAAATCATATATAATATTACCACTTATAGAATCTTGATATGATGAAAATAAATTAGGAGCCCATGAACTATCTGGAACTATATAAATTGCTTTGATACCACCTTCATCATCTTTACAAGGTAATGATGTCCTACCTTTTGATAAATTACATGCCATTTTTTTTATATTATTTTTATTTAAAAATAGAGACATAATAATATACCTCTATTTATTATTTATTATAAGCAATTTTAATTAAACTGCTACTGATGCGGTAGATGCTATTGTTCTCAATGAATTTGATGCTGTAGATGATAAATACCATATTGGGTTTGGTTCAGTAGCCACTGCTACTAATGAATAACCAGTTTTTGAATCTAAAGTTCCGCCAACTTCTGATTTTGCTGTTACTTCACAACCATATTTTTCTCCTAAAAGAATAACTTGTCCCGAATTTGTTTCAACGAATATTTGTGGTCTTCCGAATACTAACATTCTCATTTGGAATTCTAATTCACTTGATAATTTTGGTAAAGTAAAATTAACTGTTTGAGTAAATATAGTTGTTCCATTGTCTCTTGAACTTGTTGAATCCTGTGTAAACGTATTAGCACTATTTCTCAATACAAATTTAAATGTATTAGTTGAATTAAGTGTGCTTGGTAATGTTGGAATAATATGTCCAACAGATGTTGAAGAACCATTAAATGCATATTCACCATAATTAGTTATATAAACCGTTTTAATACCACCAGCGTCATCTTTACAAGGTAATGATGTTCTACCTTTTGATAAGTCACATGCCATTTGTTTTTATATATTTTTTATTAATATGAAGGGGTTATTTATGTAACCCCTTTATATTATATTAGTTGGTATTACTATACTTTAGATAATACAATTTCAGCACCATAACTGTAACCAACACCTGCTGTGAAAACGATTTTAGTTCTCAAGTTACCTGATAGGTCACTTTCGTCCATATCTTTAATAGATACGTTATTCAAATCTGCTTCCAATCCTGTTAAGAAACCAATGTTTGTAGTTCTATAAGCAAGGATAGTATTTGTAGGTAGACCTGCTACTGAAATAACTGGTACTCCGATAAAATCTAATTCTTTATCTCCAACTGGTGAACCAACCATGTAGTTTCCAATTTGTGACATTTTATAGTTTCTTGCTACATTAGGAGAAACAACGATTACCAAACTTTCATCTGATAAGATTTCTTCTGGAATAGCAGAGTAAACTGCTGATAAAGTTGCTTGTACGTTAGTCACTGAAGATACAGTACCTGCTACAGTGATTTTAGTACCATCAGAATTTAATTGAGATAACAAACCATTGAATGAACCAGTAACACCAGTACCTTGCCAGATTTGAGTATCAACTAAAGCACCCATGTTATTAACCATAGACAATAAGATAGCATCTTGGATAGTTGCTGGAATCTCATTAGCTGCACCATAAAGACCTGCTTGCATTGCTTGAAAAGTTGAATGAAATTTGTCTTTACAAAGTTCGTGTTTGATTTCATATTTTTTTGTTGCTACTTCTTTATCTGCATAAGTTACAGTTCCAGTTGTATCAAAACCACAAGAATATGCAGCTAAACCTGCTGAATAAGAAAGTGTAGGTAAATAACCTGAACCAATTACGTTAGGAATAACTGTAATTGCTTGTTTACCGATAGTATCGGATTTTTTAAACGCTTGAACGAAAATCTCTCCTGCAAGAGCTCCTACATAAGCACTGTTTACATTTGTTGTTGTTGGCATAATTTATTTATTATTTTTTTTTATTATTCTACTTAAAGCACTTAAAGTGTCTTCTGTTGATAATTCTTTTGCTTTCAGGTTGATTGGGTTATTAGTTCCAACTTTAGCTTCTGCTTTTATTTTAGTTGATGCGGCCATATTTTTCAATTCTACATTCTCTAATAAGACAGCCTCTTGTTGTTGTGTAAGTTTTTCAAGATCTGCTTGTAATTGTGCTACTAATGCTTTTAATGCATCAATATCAATATCTTCAACTTGTTTAGCAACTTCTTCATTGATTGCTCCTGTTACACCTTCTACATCTGTAACAACTTCTGGTGCTACATCTTCTAATGCAACTTCTTCTACTACTTCTTCTTCAGCAACTTCTTCGGTTGATTCTTCTGTTACATCACTAATTTCAACGATAGCTCCAGCTTCATCTGTTTGATAAACTTTATTATCTACAATAAACTCTTTTGAAACTACTGGTTGTAAATCCTCATAATAAACAATATTACCAACTTCAAAAGCATCAGAAGTAATAACACCTAATCCTTCAACCTCTAATGAAGCCAATTTAACTTCACCTTCACTGAAAAGTTTAATAAGTTTTTTTAAAATTCCACTCATATTTTTCTTTTTGTTATTTTCTCTGCTAATTAATTCTGAATTATCCATCAAGCAGTCTCTGGATATACTTTTCATATTTATCTTATCAAATTGAACGAAACTATCAATTGAAAAACCAGTTGCTTTACCAGTTTCAATATATTCACTCCATAGTTTATCTGATAACTTAATCCCTACTACCCAATCAGCATTTTCAACTGGTAAACCTATTGAATTTCCCTTATCATTTGTTTTATCCATTACAATCCAACTCTCTACCACAGTAGTTTCACCTAAATTACCACCGGTGTGGTTAAATGTAGAATTATTCTGATAACCTTTCTTCATAAAATCTTGTGAAAATCTTTCAATTGTTGGACCATCAAACATAAGATTAAAAGGTGTTCCATCTTCAAATTCTCTATAAATCTTTTGTTCTGCTCTCAAAACTATCCCGTATAGTATCTTTTTCTTTTCATCTGCTGCCAATTTAACTTCCATCTTGTTAGATAATGCAATGAAATTAAATCCATTCGCTGCATCAGTAACCAATGATATTGCGTAAAGATTTCCATCATCTTCCTTTTCGTAAATTACTTTATATAAATCCATATAATTAAAGACACTTTTTTATTTTTTGTAAATAATTCATATTTATCCAATTGTTGCCGATGTTATAATATTACGTTCAAGTGCTTGTGCTGAAGTTACATCATTAGCAACAACATATGTTTTAATAGGTGTTTGGTTACTATTTGCCTGCATTGCTTGTGCTGTTAATAGATTTGTAGGACTTGCTCCAACGACATTATAACTTGGTGGTGTTGGTGCTGCAGCACCGCCAGCACCTCCACCACCTCCACCAGTATCAGTTGGACCTCCTGAAGTTATTGAAGTCGCTGATGTTATACCTGCTGCCAATATAGATGCTATAGATGTTCCTGCCGTAATTTTTGTAAGTAAAGCACCTTTAGCTGCCAAAGCAGTATTTGCTGCAATTACTGGTATAGCAGAAACTCCAGAAGTTGCTATTGCTTGTGGTGTTGCCGCAGCGGCAGTATTTGCTGTTCCCAATGCAGATGCTTGAAGTGCCAATGATTTTGAAGCACCAACTACTACATCTGCAATTGCTAATCCTTTTTGTATTGCTAATATGGATAATGCCACTGCTTTATTCTTAGAGAAAAATGTTGCCAATATTTCTAATCCTGTATCTAATGCTTTTCTTTTAGCTGCATTAACAGCATCATCAACAGCTTGTATCTTATCTGCCTCTTCTTTAGCAAGTGCTAATTTTCTATCTGATGCCACTTTATTATTATCTAATTCTTTTTGGTCATAGAAAATTCTAATTTGTTCTATTTCATCTTTACTTCTTTTCTCTGTTTCCGCCTTTGCAATTGCTGCCCTTTCTTGTTCATCTAATAATAATTGTTGATGTTGTTTTACACTCTCTATTTCCTCAATATTTTTAGATTCAACATAAGTTTTTATCCCAGTATAATACTGTTCTCTAAATGCTATATCACTTGCAAGAACTGCTGTACTTTTATCTTCATTTTCTTTTTTTAATTTTTCTTGAAGTTCGGCATCAAGTTTTGAATATTTTTCATTATATAATTTCATTATATTCATAATATCATCACCTGCTTTACTTTTAGCAAGTATATCATCTAATTCTCTTTTTGCTTGTAAATCTAATTTTTCTTGTTCACTCTTAGCATTTAAATCTTCGACATCACTTATTAAACCACTCTCAACATTTTTTAAATCTTCTGCATGTTTTTTTGCATCCTCTTTTTCCTTTTCTTGATTCTGTCTTTTCTTTTCAGCACTTTTTTCTCTTGCTTCTTTTCTCTTTTCTTCAGCCGCTTCTTCATTCTTTCTTCTTTCTTCAGCACTTTCTTTTTCACCTTTAGTTTGTTCTTTGGAACCACTTTCAAATCTTTTATATGCTTCTTGACCTGCCTCAACTGCACTGGCGAATGAATCCTTCATCTGCATTACACCTTCTTTTGCCTTATCAAAATCTAATGTTAATATACCTTTCCATAAATTAATATAACCACTTGCTGCTTCTTTAACATATGTGAATAGTCCAACAATAGCAGAGTAGAATAAACCTATACCGGTTGTAACAACTGGTAGTGCTTCAACTGCCATATCTACTAATGCATTGAATACTGGTTCTAATGCTCTAAATACACCACTAAATGCCTTTTCTATACCATCTAATAAAGGTTGTATCTTCTTCATAGCAGTTTCATTCTCAGAAAATGCTTTATACAAACCACCTAATGCTAATACAATAATACCTATAATTGATGCTTTTAATGCACCATTAAATGAACTAAATGTTCTTTCAGCTCCTCTTATACCTTGTCCTAACATACCAAGTGGCCCAGGTGCATTTTCTAACTGACCTAAAAAATCATCATTAGTTTTTCTGGCATCACTAATAGTATCATCTAAATCTCTTATCTGTGCCGATAACTGATCAAATTCTTTACTACCTGCTGCTACATTCTTTAATTCTTTTTTTAACTCTTTTAATTGATTTATACTATTTGGTATATTAGTTTGAACTTCAACTTCAATTACTTTCTTTGCCATTGTCTTATTATTTTTTTGATAGTATCTGGGTATTCATACTTCCCTTTTGCTGTTTCAATTAGTTCATTACTTATATAGTTCTTACCTAATTTTTTTTTAATATCTTCATTTAACTTTAATAGTTTTAATATGTCTTGTATCATATTTATTTTTTATTTTTTATTAATATGGTGATAAACCAGTATCGGTTGTTGTTGCATTAGCATCTCTATATGGTCCTACATTACCTGCGGCATCAAATGCTGCAACTGATACAGTATATAAAGTATTTGATTGTAAACCATCAAAATTATATGATAATGTATTTGATTCAACTGTATCATATAGTAATCCATCTAATTTAATATTATATCCTGTAACACCAACATTATCTGTAGCTGCAGTCCAATATGCTGTAAATCCAGTCTCATATTCATTAATTGTAGAAAGTGAACCAACTATAGAAGGTGCTTCTGTATCTCCTGCTGGTGGATCAACTGGTGGATCAACTGGTGGATCAACTGGTGGATCAACTGGTGGATCAACTGGTGGATCAACTGGTGGAGTAACTGGTGGAATAACTACTGGTATTTCTGGTATAATTCTCATATCTGTTAATAATTCAAATTGTGTTTCACCATTTGTTAAATTGGTAGTCATTGTATTTATTATATATCTTTTATCTCTAATTACAATTCTATCATTTAATTTAATAGTAGTTAATATACTTAATGGTAAAACACTACTAATTTTAACCAATCTTGCCTTCATATTAAATATATTACTTAAATAATTTTGATAATATTGTTTATATAAACCATTTTCAATTATTTCATTAGTTAATGTTGATTGTTGAGTAGGAAAATTAAGACTATATGTAGTTGATTGAGTACCAACTGTTACTAAATTTTCTTGACCAAATGCCTTATATTGAGTATATGCTTGACCTACTCCTGAACCAGATGATGGTGTAATTGCAAAATGATATGTTGCATTTGCAGGTGTTAATCCTGATGGATTATAATCATATAATATAACAGGTTTTGGTGTGTATTTTTGTAAATCTGATTTTAATGCATAACCTACTTGTAATGTTGTTAATGTAAATCTATTAAAGTTTAAATCTTCAAATGGTAGTTTAATAGAATATTCAGTACCATCATATCCAGTTTCATATCTAAAAGTTCCATACTCTATATTATTAGCACTTAAAAATCCTTTATTTACAATAGATTCAGAAGGTTGATATTCAAACTTAATTGAACTATATGTATTAACTCTATTCAATGCGATTACATCTGATTTTGTATATTTTGTAATATCTCTAATTTCACCACTTAGGTAATAATTTTCTAACTGTTCAATATAATAATTTATACCATCATTTGAATAGCAAGTTAAATTAAACATCTTTAATATACCAGAAAAGAACTCTTCAATTTTCATGTCTGGCATATAATAGTTTAAGTCCAAATATGTTATTAATGTTTGTTGTGATGTAGTTTGTGTATATATTGAGTTTAATACAACAGGAACAACACCACCTTTAGAAAATACTAAATATCTATAACCACAAGTTATACTAACATTATAAAATGTTAGAGGAACTGCAGATTCAATTTGAAATGTATAATTTACAATACCTGTTTCATTACTTTCAAATCCAAATGGTGAAGTAAATGAAGTTGATGATATTGCAGAAAATGGTAAACCAAACTTAATACCATTTTTATATACTTGTATAGAATATGGTAAATTAGCAACAGTAAATTGTAATCCTATTGTAAATATCATAGTTTTATATACATTATCTGGTAAATTAGTTGTAATTGTATCAGTTGTATAATTTACACTTGAATATGGATTATTATTTGTTGTAGTTGCATTAATATCAATTAATTGTGATATTTTAAATTTAAATTTTTCAGCATTTTTTAACCATAAATAGGCACTTGTAAATCTTTTATCATTTAAAAATGCACCATAAAAATTAATCTTAAATTGATATTCTATTATAGTAAATATAGCATCTAATGATAATGCTGGAAATAAATCATCATAATATATTGGTTGACTATTTTTATTTATATCATAAAAAAGATTACTACTTAAATAAGTCCAATATTTATCTGAACTAATAAGAGGCCACATAACTATATTACTTTGTGTTGCAGTTGTTACTGCGTTTTTAACATTCTCAGCACTATATAAATAACTAATTACATCACTTGTTGAAAGGTCTTTTAATGATAATCCTGCGAACTTATCTTTTAGATTACCTAATGAACCAATAAAGTTTATAGTATAGTTTTTAATATCACCATCTTGTAGATTAGCACTTTCTAATTGTATCTTACCTGTCTTAAATCTAACTGTATCAATTTCTATATAAGCATCTGATTTATTTAAGGTACTAAATCCATTATCGATACTATTTTCATACCAGTGTTTGAATATTCTATTATTATTTATAGAACCAGGTACAGTAAATGATTGACTAAAATCTGTATAAGTTTTAGATATATCATTTATATTTTGTATTGAACTATTAATAGATATTTTCTCATCTGTAAATAAGTCTAATCTATTATATTTTAATGTTATTGTATCTTTTATATATATTGCTACTTGTTTCATTATATCATATTATTTATTATATCAAAAGCATATTCAAATTCTATTTCATAATTGATTAATTTATCTTTTATATGAGTTTTTAATTCAGAACTTTTAGTTTTTAATACTACTGGAACATCATCTAATTTTATTATTTCTGATAATAATAAATCTTCAATTAGTTCATAATAATCTTGACTTACCCATCCAGTATTTAATTTTATTGTTTTTTTACCATTTACATTCATTATATTATATTGACCTATTGTAGGATTATAATTTGAACTTGATTGAAACATTTTATAATCATTCGATTTTGTTGATATGTTTGTTGTTTGTTGTTTATAAAATGTTAGTGGTTGCCATCCACCATATCTATTTATAAAACAACATACTACTGGAGCATATTTACACTCTTCAATACCTTCTGTTAAAAATTCAAATACTGTTGTAACACCATCAATTGATATTTCAACTTTTCTTGTATCTGTTGCAATAATACCTATAGCAATTTGTAAATTAGATATAAATGTTGGTGTAAAACTATTTGTAGATAAAACTGTATTATTTTTATCTTTATATGTAATTACATGTTCATTACCAACATATTCTGTTAAAAAATTAACAAAGTATGGTGTTTTAGATAAATTATAAGAAAGTTTAATATCAGTATTAAATAAAAATCCTGTTAGTGTATTTTGTTTATTTACACCATCTTGATATGTTGTAAATCCATTTACCGCAGCTTGTGTTACATTATCTAATTCAGGATCTGATGTTAATAAAGTAAAACTTATTCCATTATCTAAAGATTTATATCTTTTAACTTTAAAAAAACACCACATATTTCTATAAAGTTGAGGAAATATTGGATCATTATAAGTAAACTCTTTTATATAATTTGAAATATTATAATCTGTTGATTTTTGTAAATTACTTGCTACAATTTTTGTAAATGTATAGGTTGGTTCTGTTGGTGCAGATTGAAACTCATTCCACATAAATAACTCTAATTTAGTATTTGTTTGTGATAATTCATCTATATTTATTATATATGGACTTCTTATATATGTAATTTTCATTATTTTTTATTATTTCTTTTTATCATCTGTATCTCTAAATCATTCTTTTCTTTTTCAAAAACTAAATATATTAAACACTGATGTATTGGTAATTTTGTTACTTCATCTATAAACCTAACGTCTCCCTTAGCAAGGGCATAAATTGAATTATACCATCCCCATTTTGCTCCAAATTGTGCTGCACTATCAAGTCCTTCACTTCCTGATTCTCCTCCAAATAAAGAACTATATTCTTCAATAATTCTATTCTTAAATTCGAAAAAAAAAACTGAACTCCTAATGCTATATCAACTGATGTTTCTTTCATTTTATCGGCCCATTTGTCTGAACCCATATAACTTTCTATTTTATATTGTTCTTCTTTATTACTTAACCAAGACTTTCTCTTTTTTATAATAGGTCTATATAATACTGCCATTGCTCTGTGTAAATCTTCTATATCTAACATATAACTATCTAAATCTATATATTCACCTAATGTCATTTCATCTAAGTTTGGAACAAATCCAAACTCTACACCATCTAACTTAAACGTTTTTGTTAGTTCATATTTATCAGTAAATAATGAAGTAATAATTTTAGATAATTTATTTACATCTTCTAATCTTAAATTATTACCATCTATATTACAAAATGTTTTAAGAATATTTAATTGTAATTTAGTTTCATCTTTTTCATCTTTAATTATTGAAACAAATTCTTGATACTCACCTAAAGTTATATCTTCTATTTGTGTTGGTACTTTTATTTTCATCTTCATATTAATCTTCGTCTATTTCTATATTTAGATAAGCCATTATATCATCTTCGAGATACTTTGCTATATCTAATTCTACTTTATCTGCAACTGGTTTAATAAAATTCTTAGGTTTAATACCTCTTTTATAGACACTATTAGCAATTGCATATTGTTCCCCTATATTACTTGTATATGCAGCAAATGCCGATGCTGGCGGTCTTTTATCTTTAAAACTAAAAGGAGACCCTTTAACGATAGATTTATTTACTTTGAACCTTCTATCTGCCTTACCTGATTTTGTTTGATTATAACCTACTCCATTTACTCCAGCATCTTGATAGTAACCATAATCATCCATTTCAACTTCAACATTAAATATACCATCACCTTTAATAAGTTTTGCTTTAATAGAATTTGATAATTTACCAGTATTCTTTGGTGCTGCTGCTTTTAATAATTCTTCAACTTCAGACATATAATCAGTTAAACTTTGATATTGATTCAATGGTGCTGAACTTTTAATAGATGCTATCTGTGCCATATTAACAAACTGATTGATTATTTCTTATTTGTAATGTAATTGTTACATACCACCCGTCGAGAATGTTGTGTTCTTTGAATAAAATTGGTTGAGCATCTGTTACATCTGTAAGTTCAACATCATAATCATTATTCTGTAATCTTAACCATGTTACTAAATCATTAAGTATAGTAAATGTTATGTTTAAGTTATCTTGTAGGTTATCATTACCATCAAACTTATTTAATACACTTGATTTAGATATATCTCTTTGGTCTAAACAAGCGATTTCAAATGAGAATGAACTTGTGTTTGCAGATGTCATTGGTGCTGATATAGGATTGATATGTGCTAATGGATAGATTGACTTTTTGTATAAGTCTTTATCTTCTGTTTTACCGAATACAACTGTATTACAATTAGGATTATTCTGTAATCTATCTTTTATTAAATCAACTACTAAATAAAATTGGTTCATATATCTTTTTTCTTTTTATAAAGACACTTATTAAATGTCTTGTTTATTTATTGTTATTAAATTCATAATTATTATAATAAATATATAATTCTTCATTTTTATTTATATCAGTTTTGGCAAAATATATAAATACTTTATCACTTTCATTTGTTATCCAATCTACATTATTAGATATATCATTTAATGAAGAATTATATAATGAACCATAACCTAATACTATTGCAAAACATTTAGGATTATCTTTAGGAAAATTATATAATACATTTAATATATTATCAATATAATTATCACCAATATAATGATATAATTTAAAGTCAATATCGATAAATCTTGATACTTCAATTATATCACCTTTTTTAATATCATCATTTGTAAATATACCATATCCTGAATTAGGAATATTAGATTCTTTACAATATAATTTATTTGATATGAAAGGTTGCTGTTGTTGAATTGCCATAATTTTTAGAATAAAGTTCGATTAATTTTTTTATATGTATAGATTTTTATTAATATTCTTGAT